GCTTCGCGCGCACAAAATTCGTTTTTTCTCGTAAAAGGGGGTAAGCAGGAGGTGAGAACGTGATGGGACGAAAAGCGATGCCGATTCAGCTGCATTTGTTGCAAGGGAATAAAAGCCGATTGACGAAAAAAGAAATCGAACAGCGAATGGAAGCTGAAGAACGATTGAAGCCGAAAGCGGACAAGGTGAAACCTCCTTCTTGGCTTGATCCTTTAGCTAAAAAGGAATTCAAAAGGATTGTTTCTGAACTATCGGAGTTGGGACTGATCACAAATGTTGATATTGTTGCCCTTGCTACATATTGCGATGCCTATTCGGACTATGTGAAGTGTACAAAAATGATCGCTGAAGAGGGGCTCATGGTCGAATACACCAACAAAGCGGCCGAAACAAATAAAGTGCCTCATCCTCTTCTCACCAAGAAAAAGCAGTTGCATGAACAAATGAAAAGCTTGGCAGCTGAATTCGGATTGACGCCAGCTGCTAGGGCAAAATTGGCGATTGCGAAAGAGGATAAAAAGCCGAAGACGGAAGAAGAAGAGCTGTTCGGTGATGCATTATGACAACTGAATTGATCGCTCGGATTGTCCGATATGCTGAAGATATAGTTGATGGGCGCATAACGGCGTGTAAAAAGCATAAACAGGCGTGTGAGCGGTTTTTAAACGAGATTGAACTCATCCCTAACGACGATTATCCGTACTATTTCGACGGTGACGAACTTTATCGCTTCTATCGCTGGGCACGGATGTTCAAGCACACCAAAGGCATATTGGCCGGCCAGCCGATCGAATTGACCGATTTTCAATTGTTCGTCGTCGGTAATATCTTCTGTTGGAAACGAAAAGAAAATCACCTGCGCCGGTTTCGGAAAGCATATATCCAGCTCGCCAGGAAAAATGCAAAGTCTCAACTTCTCGCGTTAATCGCTAGTTATGAATGCTTTCTGTCGCCAGAGCAGTCCGAGGTATATATTGCCGGATGGGGCCGGGAACAGTCCAGCATCGTATACAATGAGGTGCTGTCGCAAGTCCAGTCATGCTCACTGTTAAACGGCAAATACACCGATTCCTACGGGCGTATTCGGCATAAAAAGAGCGGCAGCATTATTCAGCCGTTGTCAAAAGAAGCGCGAAAAACAGGGGACGGGAAGAACCCTAGCCTTGCTGTTATTGACGAATACCACGTACACGAAACGAGCGAGATATATGACGTACTAGTTTCCGGCATGGTCGCACGTCAAAACCCATTGATCGTCGTCATCACAACAGCAGGATTTAACCTTGATTCGCCTTGCTATACCGAATATCAGTACGTGTCAAAGATTCTCGATCCTGATTCGCCAATTGAAAACGATGAGTATTTCGTAATGATTTGTGAATTGGACAAGGACGACGACATCAAAGACGAACGGAATTGGATAAAAGCCAATCCGATCGTCGCGACGTATGAGGAAGGTATGAATTTTTTGCGAAGTGAACTGCAAACAGCTTTAGATGTGCCTGAAAAAATGCGGAGCTTTTTAACGAAGAACATGAATATATGGGTAGACCAAAAAGACAACGGCTATATTCCGTTAGATAAATGGCGTGCATGTGCTACATCGAAGAAAATTGATTTAGATGTCCGAGAGTGCTATATCGGTGTGGACTTGTCTAAAAAAATCGACTTGACGAGCATCAGCGGCGTTGTCCCGTTAGGCGACGGCCGTTTTTATGTATGGTCGCATAGCTTCATTCCAGAGGATACGCTGGCTGAGAAGCGACGGACGGATAAAGTTCCATATGATTTATGGGTAGAGCAAGGCTGGATCACCGTCACACCTGGCTCTGTGGTGGATTATCACTTTATCCAGTCGTATATCAAGAAATTGGCTGATGACAAGCTGTGGGACATTAAGGAGATTTGCTATGACCCGTATAACGCCACGCACTTCGCTCAGGAGATGGAAGCGGAAGGCTATACAATGGTCGAAATTAGGCAAGGGATTCGTACGCTGTCGGAGCCAACGAAGTTTTTCAGAGAGTTGGTTTTTTCGGGCAAGATTGTGCACGATGATAATCCTGTGCTCAATTGGGCGGTCGGAAATGCTGTTGTGCGGCAAGATCATAATGAAAATATCATGCTAGACAAGGATAAATCAACTGACCGTATCGACCCATTAGCAGCTGTAATTAACGCGATGACACGGGCGATGACGAGAACAGAGACGGTTGATATTAATGAGATTACGGAAGAATACCTCAAAATGATGGGTTGGTAAAGGAGGTGAGACAATGGGATGGTGGAACAGCCTGACAAGAATTTTCCGACCGCGAAATGAAACGGTAGACATGAACAACCCGCTACTTTTGCAGTGGTTAGGCGTTGACCCCGATACCCCGAAAGATCAACTTTCGGAAGCAACTTATTTTGCTTGTTTAAAAATCCTGTCGGAGAGCCTTGGCAAATTGCCATTAAAGATGTACCAGCGGACGGAACGCGGCATTGTGAAAAGCGACAGGGAGGAAATTTACAACCTGTTAAAACTACGCCCAAACCCGTATATGACAAGTAGCGTTTTTTGGTCAACGGTGGAAATGAACCGAAATCATTATGGTAACGCGTATGTATGGTGCCGGTACAACGGTCCGCAGCTACAAGACATGTGGATACTCCCAAGCCAGTATGTCACTATCGTGGTGGACGACGGGGGTATTTTGGGCGAGAAAAATGCGATATGGTACCGATACAATGACCCGTATGATGGCGAGATGTATGTTTTCAGAAACGATGAAGTCTTGCACTTTAAAACATCAGCGACATTCGACGGAATTACTGGTATGTCGGTTCGTGACATTCTAAAAAGCACGGTGGACGGTGCGCTGGAAAGCCAAAAGTTTATGAACAATCTTTATAAGACGGGGCTGACAGGAAAAGCCGTGCTGGAATACACCGGCGATTTGGATGCCAATGCGCGCGATCGTCTTGTGAAAGGTTTTGAACAGTTCGCTAATGGCTCGAAGAACGCGGGTAAAATCATTCCTGTACCGTTAGGCATGAAGTTGGTTCCGCTAGATATTAAACTGACGGATAGCCAATTTTTCGAACTGAAAAAGTACACAGCGTTGCAAATCGCAGCAGCGTTTGGAATAAAACCGAATCAAATTAACGACTATGAGAAGTCAAGTTATGCGTCAGCAGAAGCGCAGAACTTGGCTTTTTATGTTGATACGCTCCTTTACATTTTGAAACAGTACGAGGAAGAAATCACCTATAAAATTTTGTCGAACGAGCTTATTCAACAGGGCTATTTCTTTAAATTCAATGTCAATGTTATTTTGAGAGCTGACATTAAAACGCAGATGGAGGCCCTATCAAAAGGAGTCAACAACGGCATTTATACAGCAAATGAAGCTCGAAGCTATCTTGACTTACCAGCCGAGGAAGGCGGTGATGTCCTAATGGTGAACGGCAACTATATCCCGATCACGATGATCGGCCAGCAGTACCAGAAAGGAGGTGAGGGCTGATGCCGTTTTGGAAGTTCATCGTCAACCAAGCGACTGAAACCGAACCGGAGAGTGTGGAGCTTCGCATTGAAGGTGACATTGTAGACGATGACGAAGCGTGGTTGTATGAATGGTTCGGGATGCCGTCCACGTCTCCAAACGCATTTAAAGAAGAATTGAGTCAGTACAAAGGCAAGGACATCACCGTATGGATTGATAGCTACGGCGGCAGTGTATTCGCGGCAGCAGGCATTTACAACGCGCTAAAAGAACACGATGGAAAAATCACCGTCAAGATTGACAGCAAAGCAATGAGCGCCGCGTCTGTTATCGCAATGGCCGGTGATGAAGTGTTAATGTCGCCAATGGCGGTAATGATGATTCACAACCCACTCACAGCAGCCTATGGGAATATGCACGACTTACGGAAGGTTGCTGACATTCTAGACACCATTAAAGAATCCATCGTAAATGCTTATGCCTTAAAAACTGGCAGATCGCGCAGTAAAATTTCGCAAATGATGGACGATGAAACATGGATGTCGGCTAATGTGGCTGTCAAAGAAGGGTTTGCAGACGGTATTTTATACCAAGAAGACAAGCCGCAGGTGGCCGACGTTGCGGCGTTTAGCCGGTTAGCGATCGTCAATAGCGCAAACCGGTCTATGCAGGACATTATGAAAATTGTTAGCAAGCAAAAACAACAGGACGAAAAAGAACGATTGCTTTTGGAACTAGACCTTATCTAGTTCTTTTTTTATTACACAAAAAACAAAAGGAGGAAAACAAATATGCCAAAAGAATTACGTGAGTTGCTTGAACAAATCCAAAACAAAAAGGAAGAAGCCCGCAAACTTCTTGCAGAAAACAAAATCGAGGAAGCCAAAAAACTGAAAGAAGAAATTGTGGCGCTTCAAGAAAAATTCGATATTGCAAAAGAGCTTTACGAGGAACAAAAACAAACTATTGAGGATAAAGAGCCGTTAAAACCGACTGTACAAGTAAAAGAAAACGAGGTAGAAGCATTTGTCAATCACATTCGCACTCGTTTCCGCAACGCAATGAAAGAAGGAACAGGCGAAGACGGTGGCTATACCGTTCCACAAGACATTCAAACTCGTATCAACGAACTGCGCGAAAGCAAAGACGCTTTGCAAAACCTTATCACGGTTGAGCCTGTAACGACTTTGAGCGGTTCGCGTGTATTTAAGAAGCGTTCGCAACAAACCGGCTTTGTTGAAGTGGAGGAAGGTGCAGCAATTGGTGAAAAAGCAACACCGCAATTTACACTCTTGCAGTATCAAGTGAAAAAATACGCCGGATTCTTCCGTGTGACAAACGAACTTCTGAAAGACAGCACGGAAGCAATTGTTAATACGCTTATTCGCTGGATTGGTGACGAATCCCGCGTCACGCGAAACGGCTTGATTATTAATGTCTTGAACACCAAAGCCAAAACAGCTATCGCTGACCTTGACGNA